TTATTACAAATGGCTCAACAATAGGTCACACAGACGATACTGATTTAATAACTGTTGCAGATGGTTTAGTAACCGTTGCAGGAGAAGTACAAATGACTACACTAGATATTGGCGGTACAAATGTAACAGCAACTGCTGTAGAATTAAACTACTCAGACGGTGTAACAAGTGCAATTCAAACACAAATAAACACTAAGACTACAACAGGAAAAGCTATTGCAATGGCACTAGTTTTTGGATAAAAATAATATATATTATAAATATAATAAAAAGGAAAATAAATAATGTCAGCACCAAATTTAGTAAATGTAGCAACGATAACAGCTAAGTCTGTTCAAGCGGCTCTAACCACAACTTTAACTACTGAAATCCTTGCAAATGCAGGATCGTCAGGAAAAGTTTTTAAAATTAATAATATAATCGTAGCAAATATAGATGGTTCTAACGCAGCAGATTTAAGTGTTGCGATTACAAAATCAGGGGGAGATCCAGTAAAAATTGCAAGCACAATATCTGTTCCCGCTGACGCAACATTAGTTGTAATTGATAAAAACACCGCCTTATATCTTGAAGAAGGAGATAATATAGAAGCTGGTGCTGGAGCTGCTTCAGATTTAACAATTACAATAAACTACGAAGAACTAAGTTAAGGAGGCTCATAAAACGTGGCTCACTTTGCTGAAATAAAAGAATCAAATAATAAAGTTGTTAGAGTATTAGTTTTTTCTAATGAAGATATAAATGCTAATGGTGGAGACTTATCTACTGAAGCTGAAACATGGGTTCAAAACAACACGCCAAGAAGTGTAAACGAAACTGTTTATTGGAAACAAACATCTTATAATAGTACTTTTAGAAAAAATTACGCTGGAAAAGACTTCACTTATAACTCTACAAATAATGTTTTTATAACAGAAAAACCTTTTGATTCTTGGGATTTAAACAATGATTTTGACTGGGTTCCACCAGTGCAAATGGTTTTACCTAAACCACACCCTACTTGGATTAGAAGCACCGTATGGGATAGTTGGAATGCACAATATACTTGGAAATCACCTTTAGCTGTTCCTTCTGTTATGAATTATACCCATGAGTCAACAGAATATCAGTATGATATTAGATGGGATAGAAATAGAGAAATTTATATAGGTGTAAAACACGATAATTCTTTTTGGGATTTTAATTCTAGCAATGAAACTTGGTCCTCAAGTTCTATATCAGAGTTACCTACTAAAGGTGTGCTTTATAAAACTACTTGGGATGAAGATAATCAAAAATGGACAGCTGTAAATTTTTGGGATAGTGATATAAATTACGAGTGGGATGCAAGCGCTCAAAAATGGGAGACAGTTTAATGAGTATAAGAAAATTAACTAAAATAGAATTAAATGATGTTATTAAAGGTGGAGTTTTTGGAGTAGCAAACGCTCCATCTGATTTTCCAGAAGTAATACACAACATTACATCTACAAATGGTTCTTTTCAATTAACTTATGCAAAAGCAGCTAATTGTGATGTAGCTTTAGTTGGAGGAGGCGGAGCAGGTAGAGGTGGAATAGGAGAAGCTGGCGGAGGAGCTCAAGTGACTTTTACACCAGGACATCCTTTACCAGGAGCTGCATTCCCTATAACTATTGCTGCAGGAGGATCTGGAGTAAGAGGTAATAATCACGGAAATGATGGAGGAGTAACCACTCTTGGTGCAAGTTCTCCGTTATCAGCTAGTTTTGGTGCTGGCGGCAGTAGAGATGCCCCCACTGGATCTGGAGGAGGAGATGGAACAGGAGGACCAGCAGGTAATAATGGTGGTTCACCAGGAGCTTATAGAGGCGGAGGAGGTGGAGCAGGAAGTGCTGGATCGGGACCACCTAATGGAGCTGGAGGAAATGGAACACCTATACCATCTTCTTTTGGTGCTGCTGATTCTGGTATTTTTACTGATACAGCTAAACTTGGATTAATTTTTTGTGGCGGAGGAGTTGGAGGAGGTCAGTATGGATCTAATAACTCCGTTGGATTTTCACCACCAGGAGGTGGTGGTCACGGATCACCTAATGAAGGTGGTGGAGAAGGTGGAAACGGAGCAGCTCAGTATGGAGCTGGAGGAGGTGGCGATGGCTCATTTTCACCAGGCGGATCAGGTGGAAACGGTGGAAGCGGTAGAGTTTTAATTAAAGAACCTTCTGGTAATAGTTTCTGCCCTGGTGTTTGGAGATTAGATGGTCAATTACATCATCTAGGAGCAGACGATTGGCAGACTTAATATAGTTGTTTTTTAACGCTTTACAAAGCATTGTAAATATGTTATAATGCATATAGATAATAAAAGAAGGTGATCTCAAATGAATTTAAAATATTATTATTGGTATTTTCCAAAAGTTTTACCTAAATCTTTTTGTAATGATTTGATAAAATACGGAAAAACAAAAAAAGAAGAAATAGGTGTAACAGGAAAACAAGACCTTAAATTAGAAAAAGGTAAAAAATTAAATCAAGAAGATGTTAGAGATTTAAAAAAGAAAAGAAATTCAAACATTGTTTGGTTAGATGATCCTTGGATATATAGAGAAATACATCCTTTTATACACAAAGCTAATCAAAGTGCAAATTGGAATTTTAAATGGGATTGGTCTGAATCTTGTCAATTTACAAAATATAAAAAAAATCAATATTATGATTGGCATTGTGATTCTTGGGAAGAACCCTACAAAGACGAATCTAAAAAAAATATATTCGGCAAGATAAGAAAGTTATCTGTAACTTGTTCTCTTTCAGACCCAAACGATTATGAAGGAGGTGATTTAGAATTTGATTTTAGACAAAATGATCCAAAAATTAAACAACAACCTAGGGTATGCAAAGAAATAAGAGAGCAAGGTTCTATTGTTGTTTTTCCAAGTTTTGTTTGGCATAGAGTTAAACCTGTAACAGAGGGAACTAGATATTCTTTGGTAATTTGGAATTTAGGTTTACCGTTTAAATGATTATTGTAAAACAAAATTTTTTAGATGAGGTTTTTATAGATAATTTTTTACAAAAACTTATAATTAAATCTCAAAAATACAAACCAATATGGAAATCTAATATTAATTGGGGAAAAAATATTGTTAAAGGTTCTTCTTTAGTATTAGCTTATGAATTGAATAAAATTGATTTAACTTACATTAAAAGTAAATTTGTAAAATTAGATAAATCTTTTAAAGATAAAGAAATTATAGGTCATTTTTATATATGGACTAGAGGTAGTCAAATACCTTTTCATAACGACACTAACTATACTCACGGTTGTACTATTTATTTAAATAAAAATTGGGACATAGATTGGGGTGGTTTATATCTTTGGTTAAAAGATGATAAACTTAACGCAGAAAAACCAGAATTTAATAAATTAATTATTAACACAAACAACACCCGACATGGCACAAGTATTATAAACTATAATGCACCAGAAGAAAGATTAACGTTACAGGTGTTTTTTAAATGAAAGTCATAGAACACATAGGTATATTTAAAAATATATATTCAAAAGAATTTTGCGAAGATTATATAAAAATGTACTACAAAGATATTCAAAGATATAAAAGAACTACAAATGTAGTTGAAGATGAATCTATAAATTTAAAATATTATGACACACCTTTTTTAAAAATATTTTGGAAAAACTGTTATCCAGACTATGCTTTAAAATATTCAATGTTAAATAAATTACAAAGCCATAAAATATATGACACAAAATTACAAAAAACAAAACCTAATGAAGGTTATCATTTGGTTCATTGTGAAAATATGGAAAAAAAAGATAGTAGTCGCATACTAGCTTTTATACTATATTTAAATACAGTAGAAGAAGGTCAAACTTATTTTCCAGAACAAAACATAAAAATAAAACCAGAACAAGGAAAATTAATTTTGTGGCCAGCATATTTTACACATCCCCATAAAGGGCTGCCCCCTAAACAAAATAAATATATAATAACTGGTTGGGTAGAATTTGGAATATGATGTATTTTCAAAATTTAGAATTTTATGAAACAGATAATTTTCAATATTTATTATTACATAAAAATGCTTGTACCAGTATTTTAAAAACAATAGATTATTTAAAGCCAACGTTTTCTGAATATAGGAATATAGATAAAATTTGTTGGACTGTTATTAGAGACCCTTATGAAAGATTTAATGCAGGATTATGCTATGACATAAAAAGACATAATATAAATATAGAAGATGTTGAGTTAGATAAATTATTTTCAACTTATCTTGAAAAAAATAGTAGAAAAAAAGGAAACGTTAAACACACAGCTTTTCAATCTTTGTATTTAATGAACTCATGTATAAACTGGTATGTTGATTTATCTGATTTAAAAATGTTTTTAGAAATGCATTTTAATAAATCTTTTAACCTCAATAAAGGACCTGATATAAAAGAGCATTTTAAAAAACAAGAAGTATTAAAATACTTACATATAGAATATGAAATCTATAATAAAATAAAAATGTCACCATATATTTGGGAATGGCAAAAAGGTAGAATATTTTAATGTCAAATAGTAATCTTATAAAAATATTTGGAGCTCCCATTTATATGGCACATTCTTTAATTTCAGAAAATGAGATTAACTTATTGACAAAAGAATGCTTTAATTTAAAAAAACAAATTAAAAAAGGAGGAGAAAATTGGAAATCTGATGTTTACAATACTTTAGGGACCTACGATTTAAGAAAAAATAAAAAATTTAATAATATAAATAAAACAATTTCTTCTCACGTTAATATTTTTGCAAAACAACTAGGTTCAAATTATGATTATACTTGTTCTAATGGATGGTTTAATTTTTATAATAAAGGAGACTATCAAGAATATCACTATCATGCAAAAAGTTATTTTAGTGCTGTGTTTATTTTACAAAATCCAAAACCAGAACCAAAACTTATATTTAAAAATCCAATATTAGATATGTATCCTTTAGAAAATATAGAAGTAAATGAATTTAATGCTATGACATTTGAATTAGGAATGCCTAAAAATTCATTAGTTATTTTTAGGTCTTTTTTAGAACATATGGTTGAAAAAACAAAAACAGATGATCAAAGATTATCTTTAGCTTATAATTTTTAATATGTCTTTTAAAAAAAATCAATATCAAATTATTAGACAAGCTATCAGTAAAGAATTAGCTGAATTTTGTCACAAATATTTTTTGTTAAAGAAAAAAGTTGTTAAAAAAATGTTTGATGAAAGATACATATCTCCATTTTCATCTTACTTTGGAACTTTTGAAGATCCTCAAGTACCGAATTCTTATTCACATTACGCTGATATAGTTATGGAAACTCTTTTAATAGAAATGCAGAAAAAAATGCAAGATGAAACTAATTTAAATTTAATTCCTACATACTCTTATGCTAGAATTTATTATAAAGGAAACTTTTTAGCTAGACACAAAGACAGACCTAGTTGTGAAATATCAACTACTATGAATTTAGGTGGAGATATGTGGCCAATATACATTGATCCAACTG